ACGCGGTCACGGATTTTAAGCGTCATCCCCAGCCGGCGCCAGAAGGCGCGTTTGCCGTAATTGCCTATAAGGCCAATAGAGGTCCAATGTTCATTAGACCAAGTATGGCCGCCGTCGTCCGACCAACGCATCATGACCTGAGGATTATAGCCGGGGGCCGCTGGGTAACTGGTTGTGGTCAGGTACATTGGCGGCACAAACGGAATGGGATAATCGGGCACGTCGGCTATAAATTCAAACCCGTCTCCGGCTTCAGTCGTCAACTCTTCGCCGCTTTCGGTGGTAATGTCATTTTGCACATATTCAGCTATCAAAAGATCGCCGTTCTCCGCAATCAAATCTTCCGCGTCATACGCTGGATATTGCGCGAGTCCCACGCCCGTTTCGCAGTCCAGTTGCAAGCTGTGGTGCGTTGTGCGGAGAAGCGTGTTCTGGCCTGACGGTATCGCTCGCCACGACCGCAGCCACCGCTGGATGGCGCCGTTGTCGGCGTATACGTCTAAGTCAAAAGCATAGATATTGCCGTTCTCGAAATCTCCGACAACGATTTCGTCATTAAACGCCATCTGGCAATTGCTGCGGTGGCGCGTAAACGCGCCGTTGTCCCACCCAGCCCGCTCGTGCCAGGCTTGCGTGGCGAGGTCGTAAACCCACGTCGTATTGGCCTGCGGGAAGATCAGCACATAAAACGAATGGCCGTCTTGTTGGTATGTGTAACCGATAGCGTCAGACAGATTGCCGTACTGTTGAATGTGCCATTCAACCGCGTGGGTCGAAATGCGCTGCCCGACGTAACCATTTGCCCGGTACACCATCCCGCGCCCGCGGGCGTCGGCGCCCAGCCAAAACACGGTATTGTCCATCTTAGCTACGGAATATGGCGCCGTGCAGCCGAGTTCGTTTGACGCGCCTTGGATGCGCTGAAGGGGGAAATCGGCGGTGCCGGCGTCGTACCACACTTCGGTAGAGTTGGTGCCGAATAACCAAATTTCGCGGTTGCTGACTGTAAGAGATACAAGCCCGTCGGGCGATCCTTCGGCGCTGGCGAAGTCTAATGGGTCAATCGCCGCGCCGTCGAGCAGGCTTGTCACCCACACCTTTTGGCTGTTGGGTTCGTTAAAAACAAAATACCCGTCGATATATCCAACAGTGACCGCGCCGGGGAAATCAGGGTCTACGATTTGCGCGAACACATTGGTGCTGGCGTTGTAAATGTAGCTTGGCCCATTAGCAGCCACAAACAATTGCGTACCGTTGTCCGACATGGATACAGGACCGGTGCCCGCTATCGTGCCCAGCACTGTCGCAGTCCACGCGGTCGTGATTTTATATAGCGTGTTGCCTGACACGGCGTACCCGAACCCGCCAAACTGCCACAGACCGCGGACCGGTCCGGCGCCTAGCGTGGCCAAAAGCCGCAAGCCTGGCGCCCGCTGAAGAAACGCCGGTTCCTTGCCGCCTTCCGGTACAAGTTCGGGAAAGAGGTTAACCATGCGGCTATCCGCAGCATTGACGCTGCGGGCTACATAGGTGGACCCAAGGATCGGCGTTTTCATAAATTACGCCAGCACGGCGCCGCGAAGCGACACGGCCCACCAATCAGTGCCAAGGAACTGAAGAATACAAGCGTCGCCGATGGTGTTAAACGTAATGGTCGTGCCCGCGCCGAGGTTGGTAGGTGTCAAAATGCCAGTGTCGCCGCCTGCGGCTTCGGCGACGTACACAATTACCTTAATCTGGCCTTCCACGCCGTCCGCCAACGTCAAAGCGTTGCCCGTGGCAGTAGAAGTAAATTTGGTGGTCAATTGCGTTATGTTGACCGCGCCAGCGCCAGACAAAGCTTGCGCGCCGCCGACGATAGGGCCGCTAAAGGTTTGTGTGCCTGTAAACGTCTGCGCCGCGTCTGTGCGCGCAATAGTCGCGCTTGTTGACGGAAACGTCATGGTTGTGGCGTCGGTGCCGGCCAAAGTCAAAGAATGGTTAACCGTAAAAGTTTTGGCCGACCCAAGTACAAGCGTAGCAAGTGACGCCGGCGCAGTAAACGCCACGTTATTAACCGATGTAGCGGTTGCAACGCCGATAGTGGGAGTCGTCAACGTAGGACTAGTAGCAAGAACAACATTGCCGGTTCCCGTGGCCGCCGTAGCACCGGTGCCGCCGCGCGCAACCGAAAGGGTGCCTGTGGTGCCCGCAATAATCGGGATACCGGTTGCGTTAGCAAATAAGTTAGTGAAAGTAATTCGCTTAGTAATTCCCCCTTGCACCAAAGGATAATCATCCGTACCGGATGTAGAGGTGGCTTGAGGAAGCTGGGAGATAGCTACGGTGGTCATGATGTCACCTCAATAATTGCCGGCAAAGATGTTGTACCGCTGGCGGGTGCCAACGATGCTATATGGCAGCGCCATGATGTCGTCAGGGTTGTTGATGCGCTTCAGGTCACGCTTGGAGGTCATGGCGATACGCTGGACCTGCGGGGAAGGTTCAACACCAAACTCAGGCGCAATTTCGCAAGCCAAGTTATAGCGGAAACACCTCAAATACCCGGGCGGAAACGCCAGCGTTGTAGCCAGATTAGCGGGTTGCGTCAGGGGTTGGACCGACACAATGTGAAACTCTAGCACTTTGGTCGGCACCGGATAGACGTACATCTCAATGTTAGGGTACGTCATGTTGATCCACAGCACTTGCGGGTATGTGCTGGTTACGGTCTTGACTGCAATACCGTTGTATTGCTGTTGGTTGATCAGCTTGAGGCCGTAAGAAATGCCTGACGCGGGGTCGCGAAAATAGGTGCTGTCTTCAACAAGAATGGGTCGATCACCCACAATATCGCCGGTCGGCCCAAAGGTGCGCGAAATTGTGCTAGGGGGCCAAGTCTCTACTTGATCCTGCGTGGAAAACACGGCCAACCGCTCCGTGTTCCAACTGTCAATCATTTGGTTGAGGGCGTTAAGGGCGTCTTGCGAAGTTTCGGCGGAAGGCGTTTCACCTTCTGCTAATACGCCTAAAAGCCGAAGCGCCCCGTTGATCTGATCACCCGCCGTTGCCATCGCTGTCGTCCTCTTTGGTTACGCGGGGGCGGCGCCGTCGGACGGCCAGCCCGTTGACAGGTTCATCTTCCGGCGCAGGGGCCGGCGCAGCGGGGTTATAGCGCATCCAGCCGAACTCTTCATCATAAATTGCTTCGGCGTCCATAGTGGCCACCTTAGTGCCGTGCTGGGGGTGCGTCAGGTAGATAACAGCCATGGTTCACCTAAAAAGGGGCAGGCGGCCATTAGGCCGCCTGCTAGTTAAGATGCCACAAGCGGAATGGAGAACCAATCCGTCGTGTCGTACGCCACAAAAAAGCAAGCGGTTTTGGCCGCCATGCTGAACGCCGTAGTGCCGGCCACGCTGTTAATCTTAGCGCTACCAGGAGCGTAGACTTTTAGCGCGGCGTTAGCGGTGTCGTCATTTTTCACCGCAATAACGCGGCCCGCGGTAGGCGCGGGGAGGATAACACCTTTGGTTGCGTCAGCAGCCGTCACCCAGTTAAACGAAGCCGTCATGGCCGTTGCGTCGGCGCGGGTGGACCCGGCCGCAGCAGGCTTGGCGACGTCAAAATTCAAAGAGGTAACGGCCACGGTCGCGCCCGTAATATCAGCGCCGGAGATAGTGCCGCCAGAAATCGCTGCGCCCGTAATAGTCGTGCCAGAAACGAGTTCAGGATCAGCAAAAGCAACACCGACTGGTTTGGTATTCGGCATAGAAAACCTCCTTTAGCGGTTGGCCCCTGCCAAAGCAGGGGCCGTGTTGCTTACGAAATCGCGTACAACGCCCAGGAAGAATCCCCCAGACGACGTGCGCGGAAGGCCCGCACGGTGCCAGCGGTGGCCGCAATGGTCATAAGACCCTGCGAACCGCTGGAGCCGATTGTCCAGCCAGTGTTGGTGGTCATCGTGATGACGCCCGCGGTCGTCGTGTTGATGACGCGGAAGTCAAAGGACGAACCCACTTTGGAGTTGTTCAGGTAGGCGTCCAGATCAGACGCCAGCGGCAGCGTGTAAGCGGCGGTCGTCGTCGGCGTACCGATGATGATGCCGTTAGTAAGCTGCGCGGATGTCAGCGTCGCGCTGTCCGTAGCCGTCGCCGGTACGGGAACAGTGACGATTTCCGGTTCGTTGAGGTTGCCATCACCAATCTGATAGCCGCCACCGACAGAAGGAAGTGCCATGATCGTGTTCTCCTATCTCTACCTGTTAGCCCCAGAGCCGCACGGCCATTGGCGGGCGGATGGCGCTGAAACCGTACAGCACGTCAATACGGCACGGCAGGCGGTCGTTGTTGATGTCGTACTGGCGCACAACACGCATGGAGATGCCGTTGTGGACCTGACGGGAGGCCATGTCGACGCCCTGCGGCAGCAGAAGGTCGGCGGTGGCGAAGGAAATCGCGTCCTTGTGGTACACGAGGTTCTGCGGGTACTGCGTGGAAGCAGAGCCGAGGAACGTCACAACGGCAGAGGACTGCGGGAAACTGTCTACAGTCGCCAGCGCGTTGCTGGAGGTGTAAATCGCCGGGCTGATCTTCACCGAGGTGTAGGCGCCACCGGAAGCCGTGTTGGCTTCGGTCACGACAAACTGCTGAAGCGAGCCGGTGGACTCACGGGTCTGCGGGTTGACCGCGAACACGCTGGCGATGGTGAACACGTCGCCGGCGGCAATCGTCTGAGAGCCGGTGCCGGTGATGTTGATCGTCGCCTGGCCCTGCGTGGACACAGTGGTGGTCACCGTGTGCGCGCCGGTGCGGCTGCCGGTCGTGTGCTGCTTGATGGATTGAGACATGTTGATCTCTTCAAGACCCAGCACACCTTCACCCATCAGGCCGTTTTTGAACTGGCGGGAGATCGTGTTGACCGGGTTGAAGAGGCCCTTCAAGCCTTCCACAAGACCCGCGTTGGCGGCCGGATTGACCGTCGCGTAGCGCGGGGACATGACGGCAGCAGACTCGTTCAGCTTCTGCTGGGCCTGGAGCAGCACCAGAGAGGTCGCCGGGGTCGTGCCGGGGGTGCCGACAGACTGGAAGATCGACTTGTAAGAGTTGGCCACGTCAGCGTCGATGCTGGACGCAAGCTGCGAAATACGCGGCTTGAGAACGCGCTCGGCGAAGTCGTCCAACTGCATGGTCAGTTCGGCAGACGTGAAGTTCACACCGATGTGCTTCTGGCTGGAAACCGTCAGCGTGGTGAACTGTTCGTTGTCGTCCTGCACTTGCAGCGCGGCGCCGTCGGTCACCAGAGCGCGGTCTGGCAGACGGATGCGGAGGGTGGAGCCGATCTTCGCGCCTTCGACGGCAAAGCTGTCGTCGTACTGGCGGTTCACGGTGCGGGTGATCACAAGGTTGTTCTCGAGGATTTCGAGAGCCTTCCGGGTGATCATGTCAATGGTAAGAAGTGAATTAGCCACGGTGGCTGATCCTTATACTTAGCGGTTGCGGGAAGCCTCCCACTTCTTGATCTGGCGCATACGCTCCGCTTCAATCCATTCTGACGTTGACATGGATTTAACAGACCTAGGGTCTGTCGTGTCATAGGCAGGGGAGGAAGCTGAACGCGCAGTCACCGGAGCAATAGGGGCGGGCGCGGTTGAGGTTCTTTTCAGCGGCGGATCAGAAGCCATCTTGGCTTCGATTTTGCCGATTTCCTTGGCCTGCAAAATTGGTGGAAGGTTGGCGATACGCGCAGACTCTTTCGGATTGGACCCTAACCAATAGATGATGTCGGGGCCAACGTCAGAAGCCTGAATTGTCTGGGCCATAACATCGGTCACAGGAAGGCTCGGGTTGTACGCGACCTGTTCAAAGTCGTCGTATTTACCGCGGGCGGTTTCCTCTTTCTCGTGGTATGTTTCCAGCAATTTAGCCTGTTGCTGGGCTGCTTCGCGCTGACGAACCAACTCTTGCGCTTTCCGCTCAGCCAAAGCCTCCGCGTATTCAGCAGCGTTGTTGAAATCATCAGGCGCTGGAGGGTTGACGGGCATCGCCCGACGCGCTTCCAATTCAGCCTGCCTTTGGGCTTGCTCACGCTCCCATTTCCGTTGTTCACGGGCAAGGCGTTTGCCGACAATCGCGTCCAATTCTTCTTGGGTGAAGGACTTAGGCGCTTCTGTCGTCTGTTCTTCCGGCAATGAGGCATCGGTTACAGGCGCCGCCGTAGCGGCCTGTTCCGGCGCGGGTAGTTCCGCTAAGTCTTGTACTGCTTCAGACATTTTTGATCCTTATGATCCCTGGCGAACCGCACCAGTACGGGTTCCTAAGACTAAACGCTTGCAAAGCGTTATGTCAAACAAATTGCAACAACAAGTGTTGCGCCGGCGGGCAAAAGCCAATCTAACAAACCCTTAGAAGACCAAGCTTTTGGCTCAAACCCTCCATACCAAGGCATGTTGGCGCGTTTGCCGCCGTAATAAGCCGCTATTACTCGATATTCCGCTTGCGCGTGTTCCCGCCCCATAAAAAACCCAGCCGCGGCGCAAGCCCCGAGCCACCAAAGCCCAAAGGTTAGCCCTAACGCAAACTGAAACAGCAGGGCGACAACAGCGTGGATCATGAGTAATAGCTGATGTTCAAAATGGCGCTGGCCGACTGTTGGATAAAGCGCACTTTGGTCAGATCGCCGTCGTATTGAAACGGCACCCCCACCGCGATGGGCATTCCCACAGTGGTCGTAGGCGCAGTGCCGTCATCGCGCCACCGAATAGGCGCTCCTTCGGCGATAATGAGCGCCAGCACAGGTTTGCCGTTCAGGCCGTCGGGAGTGCGCGGCGGAACGGTAAGTCCGACAGACGCGCTCAGATCGGTGATCTGTTGATAGCCAAAACAGGTCGTTACGGCTTTGAGGTTCATGGTCATGTTAGAATCTCCTAGGTTGGGTAAACGACCTAATAATGATAGGTGGCTCATACGCAGCAAAAGGTGGGGATAAACCAAAATTCCACCCGTCGTTATTGCCTGCGTCCTCATTGCCAAAATCAGCATAGGCGTTCCAAGA